TATGACCGCCGTGCCGCCGCTGATGGAACTCGCACACGCTAACGTCGAGCACTGGCAGTCGAAGAGCGACCAGCAGACGATCCTGCACGTCGCGCGCGTACCCATTCTTTTCGCCAAGAACCTCGGCGACGCCCAGATCGTCGTCGGGGCCTCGACGGCGATCAAGGCCGATTCGGCCGACGCCGATCTGAAGTTCGTCGAGCATACCGGGAAGGCCATCGAGGCCGGACGCCTGTCGCTGTTAGATCTCGAAGACCGGATGCGCCAGGCAGGCGCCGAACTGCTGGTCATCAAGCCCGGCAACGTGACCGAAGTCCAGACGCTCGCGGACAACGAGCAGGGCATGTGTGCCTTGCAGCGCATTGCGCACGACGAAGAAGACGCGATCGACGCGGCGCTTCAGTTGATGGCTGAATGGGTCGGTGAGGCACAGGGCGGCCACGTCACGATCTATAAGGAATTCGGTGCAGCGACGCTCGCTCAGGCATCGCTTGAGCTGCTGCGCGACATGAACATTGACGGCACGTTCTCTGATGAATCGCTGTTCCGAGAGGCGCAGCGGCGCGGCGTGATCAGCCCGGAACTGGACTGGAACGCTGAGAAGACCCGCATTGCCGCCAACCTCAAGCGCCCCGGCGCACCAGTGATCCAAGACTGAGTGGGCGCGCGTCGCACGATTTACCGAAGGCCCCAGGCATCGCGCCCGGGGCCTTTTTTCATTGCTTGTCAGGCGGATGCCGACGGGCGCAACGCGGCGGATGCCGCACTGAATTGAGGGCGGATGCCCGAGGAAAGCCACCATGCCATTCAAGTACGACGCAGAAGGAAACATCGTCACGCAGGACGTCAACGGCCAGAAGCTGCCGGTCTTCGTCAACGCCAGCGGCGGCGAGGCGCCGTTCGACGCTGACGCAACGGTCGGGAACATTTCCCGGCTCAACGGCGAGGCCAAAAGCCACCGCGAGCGAGCCGAGAAGGCGGAAGGCACCCTGAAGGCGTTTGAGGGCATTGGTGATCCCGCTGCTGCTATCGCTGCGTTGGAAACGGTCAAGAACCTGAACGACAAGAGGCTGGTGGATGCCGGCGAGGTCCAGAAGGTGAAGGACCAGGCGATCGCATCCGTTCGCGCCGAGTTTGAACCTGTCGTCAAAGAGCGAGACTCGCTGAAGACGGCGCTTTTCGACGAGAAGATCGGGGGTGCTTTCGCGCGCTCGAAATTTATCGGCGAGAAGGTTGCCATCCCGGCGGACTTCGTTCAGGCGTCGTTCGGTAAGCACTTCGCCATCGAGGAAGGGAAGATTGTGGCGAAGGACGCGAGCGGCAATCAGCTGTTCAGTCGTACCCGCCACGGTGAACCTGCCGATTTCGAAGAAGCACTTTCGATCCTGATCGATGCCCACCCCCAGCGGGACAGCATCCTGAAGGGTTCCGGTGCAAGTGGTGGCGGTGCGAGTGGCGGCGGCAACGGTGGCGGTAGTGGCAAACGCACGATCACGCGTTCTGAGTTCGAGGGCATGGGGGCGGCCGAGCAGGCAGCCGCTGCGCGCGACGCGAACGTGACGATCAAGGACTGATCAGTCCGAATCCCAACTGAAGGCCGCCGAGCGCGGCCGTTTTCGTTTGAAGAGGCTCATACACATGAAGCGTTTCCTTTCCACCTTGCGCCGCACGGCGCTGGCCACGATCGCAATTGCAGTCGTGGTCTACCCGATGGCGACCATGGCAAAGGTCGCTTCCAAGCTGTTCGAGTTCATGGGAGGTGCTGCCGCCTTCCCGGTCAAGGGCGGTGGCATGGTTCTCGGGGCAAACACCCTCACGGGCCTGATCCCCACGATCTATGAGGCGCTGGACGTCGTCTCGCGCGAGCTGATCGGCATGATCCCCGCGGTGTCGCGCAACAGCACCGGCGGTCGAGCAGCGCTCAACGAGTTGATCACGATCCCGATCGCACCGCCTGGTCAGTTGGAAGACAACACACCGGCCGTCACTGCCCCGAACTCCGGCGATTCGAACATCGGCAACGTGTCGATGACCATCAGCAAGTCGAAGCACGTACCGATTCGCTGGAATGGTGAAGAGCAGAAGGGCATGAACAACGCCGGCACTTACGCTGGCGTGCTGATGAATCAGTTCGCGCAAGCTTTTCGCACTCTCGGCAACGCGGTAGAAGTCGATCTCGCCACGACTGCATATCAGAACGCATCCCGTGCCTACGGTACGCCTGGTACGGCCCCGTTCGGCACCGCCGGTGACCTGTCGGACATCGCCCAGGTGCGCAAGATCCTCGACGACAACGGCGCGCCGCAGATCGACCTGCAACTGGCCCTCGGTTCGTCGGCGATCGCCAACCTGCGCGGCAAACAAAACGTGCTGTTCAAGGTGAACGAAGCCGGCACCGACGAACTGCTGCGCCGGGGCATGATCGGCGAGCTGGAAGGCATGGCTATCCGCAACTCGGCGGCCATCAAGCCGATCGCGAAGGGCACGGGGGCGAGCTATACCACCGACACCGCTGGTTACGCCGTCGGCGCCACCCAGATCACGCTGATTACCGGTTCGGGCACCGTGCTCGCCGGTGACACGGTGACGTTCGCCGGCGACGCGAACAAGTACGTGGTGGCAAGCGGCGTGACGGCCCCCGGCGTGGTCACGATCGCGGCCCCGGGCCTGCTGCAAGCTATCCCGGCGTCGGCTACGGCCGTCACCGTGGGCGCGACGGCGACGTCGAACCTCGCTTTCAGCCGCTCGGCGATCCAGCTGATCACCCGTGCGCCGGCAATGCCGGTCGGCCCGGACGGTAAGGCGATGGACATGGCGGACGACGTCATCCAGGTGACCGACCCGGTGACCGGCATCGTGTTCGATATCGCGGTGTATCGCCAGTTCATGCAACTGGTCTACCACGTGCGCCTGGCATGGGGCACGCAGGCCATCAAGCAGAACCACATTGCCGCGCTGCTCGGCTAATCCGGCGCGACGCGTTCCGCAATCAACCGGGGCAAGCGGCGCTTGCCGCGGCCCCGGCCCACACTGGAGTGACCATGCAACTCGAAACCGTCAAAGTCGTCTCGCCTGTGTCTGACGACAACCCGCACGGCTACATCGTGATCAACAAGACGGACCTCACCGACGAGCACGAGCTTTTCGACGAGGACGGCGCGAAAAAGGAACCGACCGCCAAGGCGCTCAACGTCGAGCAGTTGAAAGCAGCGCTCACCGAGAAGGGCATCGCCATTCCGGACGGCGCGAAGAAGGCGGACCTGCAGATACTGCTCAACAAGGCCAGCGAAGGCTAAACCATGCTCACCGACGCGCAACTGACTGATGTTCGCCGGTTCATGGGCTACCCGCTCGCGGGCACGACCATGCCGATCACGAACGATCAGGACATCGTCTACGGGCGCTTCGGGATGGTGGTCATGTCGCTGCATCAGCGGTTGACAACGCTGTCGGCGAGCGAAGAAGCCGTGATGGTGAACACCTATCTGACGTCGCTTTACACGTTGGAGGTTGCGGTTCCTGCGACCGGCGACAACCTTGATACGCAGCAGGCGGCTGTCTGGAAGCACAACCCTAACGAGATGCGGGACCGCTTGGCGCTGTTCGACGAGTGGCGGCGCCGATTGTGCGCCTTCGTCGGCTTCGCGCCGGGCCCGATGCTTGGCACGGGCGGCGCGCTGATCGCGCTCGGCCGCGCCTGACGGTACACGATGGACGCAACCACCCTTCAAAACCGCATCTACGCCGGCTACGCTCAGGCCGCCAAGCGCCTGGGGCTGACATATGCGCAATATCGACCGGCTTCCGCTGCGAACCCCTTGGCGGTGCAGCAGGGGACTCTGCTTGCGGCGCTCAACGCCGAGGACATGACCTACGGCAAGCCGAATCGGTACGGTAACCCGGTCTGGTACGGCTTGTTCGACGGCAGGCTGACCCAGGCCGGCGACTATCTCGTCGGCCCGGGCGGGACATTCTTCATCGCCAGTCAGCAGTTGCACCTGCCCATTCAGTGCGTCGAGTGCAACGTCACGGTGCGCGTGTCCCGCGTGGCGGCACCTGCGGGTGTGGGGGCGGTCGGCTACGGCGGCCCCTGCGGCGAGCCGGGCGCCGCGGGCGACAATTACCTGATCGGGGACGCGACGGGCGCGGGCTGGCCGGCGTCCATTCTGCTGTTCGGGCAGCGCGAGAAGTCCATCAGCGGCTTGCCTTCGTCGTCCCAGCAAATCGGCTGGCGCATCCTGTTGCCGAAGTCGGTACCGCAGTCGGTCATCATTCAGGCGTCCGACACCGTCTCGTGTAGCCTCGGTCGCCGGTACGTCGTGCAGGGCGCTGAGCTGACGGACATGGGCTGGCGCCTGACAACCATGGAACTTCACGCGTAATGGCCGACCTCTCAGACGTCAGCAACCTGCTTGTTGCGCAGGTCGCGGCCTACCTGTACGCGAACGGCACAGCGAATCCGATCTCGCCCATCGCCGGGTGCGCCGTCAAGGTCTTTGCCGGGTGGCCACAGCCCGAGGCGATGCGCGAAGACTTCGCCAACAACATCGGGTATGTGTCCGTCTACCCGCTGCCGACCGAAACCGTTTTGCGCTCGACTGTTCGTGAGTGGGAAGTACAGTCCATCGCGGCGCCGACTGTCACCGTCGCGGTGAGCGACGTCACCGTGACGCTGGGCGGCACCGTGGTGGCATCGCAGAACGTCGCGGCGGTTGTCGATGGCAAGCCCTACGTCTACGGCGTGCAGGCGACCGACACGTTGTCGGCGATTGCGACCGCGCTCGCCACGATGATCAGCGTTGACCAGCCAGCAACGTCGTCAGGTACCGGATTTACCGTGCCCGGCGCACACTCGATCGAGGCGCGCGTCGGCACGTCGGGCACGATCATTCGCGAGCTGCGCCGCCAGCGGAAAGGCTTTCAGATCACTGCCTGGGGCAATTGCTTCGATGTCCGCGACCGGCTAGGTATGGCAATCGATCAGGCGCTCGGGCCGCTCGTGCGCGCGACGCTGCCCGACGGCTCGCAGGCGATCTTTCATTACCAGAGCAGTCGGCAGGATGACACTCAGCAGAAGCAGCGCATTTACCGCCGCGATGTGATCTACGGCATCGACTATTCCACCACTCAGATTGACAACGCTTTCGGCGTCGTCGCCCCGCAGGCGTTCGTCGTCGGCGGCATCGACACGCTGGGAATCCCCACTTCGTGAGGCACTCATGAATCTCGTTGTTTTGCATGCCTTCGGCGAATACCAGAAGGGCGACCGGATCACCGACGTCGACAAGGTCGCGGCGGTACTCGACTCGGAACAGGCCGCTTTTGTCGTGAAGGTCGCGGCTGCCGAAGAAGCCGGCACCGCCAAGCCGAAGAGCAGCAAGTAAGCCGCTCGATCACCTGCATTCTCAAGCCGCCTCCGGGCGGTTTTTTCGTTTCCGGAGGCACTCATGCCGGTTTTTCAAGAAGGCGCGCTGAATACCACCGCGCTAGTCGTCCCTGACGTATACGTCCAGATCCTCGCGCCGCGCAATACTTTGATCAATGGACTGCCGACGAACATTTCCGGTGTTGTAGGCACGGCTCAGTGGGGCCCCGTGAACTCGCCGACCATCGTCGGCGGGATGGCTGACTACGCGCAGAATTTCGGTGCGGTGATGGCGCGGAAGTATGACATGGGCACGCAGGTGGCGCTGGAAGTGCTGCAAGGCGCTAACAACTTCCGCTGCGTTCGCGTGACGGATGGTACTGATGTGGCCGCCAGCGCGGCCATCGGGACGTCGCCCGCAAACATCACGTTCACTGCCAAGTACACCGGGACCTTGGGAAACAGCCTGGTCGTGACGCTGGCAACCGGTTCGGCTGCGAATTCGTGGCGTGCTGTGGTCGCGATGCCCAATCAGGTGCCCGAGGTGTTCGACAACATCACCGGAACCGGTGCAGCCCTTTGGGCGAACATCGCAGCGGCGATCAATTCGGGGCAATCCGGCCTGCGTGGGCCTTCGCAGTTCATTGTGGCAACGGCGGGAACCGGCGCGACTGCGCCTACGGCTGGTTCGACCACGCTCACAGGCGGTACCGATGGCGCTGCCACGATCACAAGCGCGACGCTGCTCGGCGTTGACACTGTGCCGCGCAAGGGCATGTACGCACTTCGCAACACGTCCACGAGCGTTGCGCTGCTCGCGGATTGCGACGATTCCACGAGTTGGACAACGCAGCTGGCCTTCGGCTTGTCGGAAGGGATCTACATGATTGGCGTAGGCCCTGCAGGCGACACGATCGCCAATGCCGTTGCGGCCAAAGCCTCGGCCGGCATCGACTCCTATGCGTTCAAGCTACTCCACGGGGACTGGATCTACTGGCAGGACACGGTGAACAACGTTATTCGCCTTGTGTCGCCGCAGGGCCTGAGCGCTGGGCGCCTCGCCAACAGTTCGCCGGAGCAGTCGAGTCTGAACAAGCCGCTGTATGGCATCGTCGGCACGCAGAAGTCGATGCAGAACCAGGTCTATTCGAGCGCTGAACTACAAGCGCTCGCGCAGGCCGGTATCGACGTCATCACCAATCCCATTCCGGCTGGCAACTCGTTCGGCGCGCGGATTGGTCACAACGCGAGCAGCAACCCGGTCGTCAACGGCGACAACTACACGCGGATGACGAACTATCTTGCCTACACGCTGAACAGCGCCATGGGCATTTTCGTCGGTAAATTGCAGTCGACTCGCGATAACGACCCCCTGAAGCGGCAGGCCGGATCGACCATCAGTTCGTGGCTCGAAAGCATGAAGGGCGACGGCGACAAAATTGGGATGATCGACGACTACTCGGTGCAGTGCGACAGCAAGAACAACACGCCGAATCGCATCGCTCTCGGGTACCTGCAGGCCGACGTGAAGGTCCGATACCTGGGCGTCGTCGAGAAATTCATCGTCAACCTTGAAGGCGGCCAATCGGTCACCGTAACGCGCCAGAGCACGCAGCCGGCGTAAGGCGTCACGTGTGGCGGATAGGTCAGGCCGACCGAAAAGCGCGCGTCCTGGGCGCGCCCGCCGCCGCACACCTCATTTCCCAGGCATCCGCAGGTGATATTCATGAATGCACCACGAAAGAAGATCGCCAGCGCAGACGAACTGATGGCGACCGCCGCTGTAGCAAATGTGCTCGCCGATGCGGCGGAATGTTCATTCGGCGATCCACACGGCGCCATAGCGATCCTTCGGGATAGGCTGCCTGCCACGCTTCCCGACTTTGGGCTTGAGTGCCTGCGAGTTGCCGTGACAGAAATGGTTGGTCGCCACCTTCTCGCGCTGAATGCCAAAGGGACGGAGTTCGAGGTGCATCACCACTTCTGGGCAAACCTGGATCGATACCTTCCAGGAGCGAAGCGGATTAAGTCTCGCTCGAATCAACAGCATATGCCTGACGGTTGGATCGAACTCAATGGCGTAGCGATGCCGGTCGAAATCAAGCGGGATGAATTCAAGGCTGCTGCTGCTCGGCAGCTGACGCGATACATGACTGAATATGGCGCGACTCGCGGCATTGCGGTTGCGAGAGAGATTCGCTGTCCACGCGATCCGCGCGTCATCTACATCGAGTACGACGTGTCCGCCATCTGAGACAACCATCCTTCCTCACTGACCCGGCCTCGCGCCGGGTTTTTGCATTTTGGCCTGCCGCGCGCGGGCCGCTTCTATTTCGGAGCACGCCATGCCCGTGAATGGCTTCAACGTAGGCCGCGACGTGTCGGTCGATATCAACACGTCGACCGGCCCGCTGAATTTCGGCCTGATCACCAAGTTCACTGCCAAGCAGGACATCACCGACAAGAAGGTGAAGGGCCTGGACGGCATCACGCGCCATGTGCGCTTCCCGGACGGGTGGTCCGGCACGTTCGACATCGAGCGACAGGGCCCCGAACTCGACGACTTCTTCGCCCAGTCCGAAGACAACTACTACGCGGGCGTCGACGAGCAGGGCGGCACGATCACGGAAACCGTTACCGAAGTGTCGGGCGCGGTGTCGCAGTATCGCTTTCTCGGGGTGCTGCTGAAGTACGACGACGCAGGTGACTGGTCGGGCGACGATACCGTGAAACAGAAGGTCTCGTTCGTGGCGTCGCGCCGCGTGAAGGTGTCTTGATATGGCGAAGCTCACTGTGAATACGGGCACCCCGAGCGACGAGGTCGTGCGGGCAGCTGTTGCCGAACACTCGGTGCAGGACGCGACGGGGCGCACGCTGCTCCTGCGCAAGCCCGGCATCCTTGCGCAATATCGGCTCATCGAGGCTCTCGGGGACTCGGCGAAGAACGAGGCCTACATGGGCATGG